AAGATGAATGCTATGTTCGGTGACCCTTGGACTACAAGTGGTGGTAAAGCTCTTGCTTTTCACGCATCTGTAAGATTGAGGTTAAAGAACATGGGACAAATCAAGATGAAGGTAAATGGTAAGGACAAAACAGTTGGTATGAAAGTACGTTGTCAAGTTGTAAAAAACAGAATGGGCCCACCTCTAAGAGCGGCTGATTTTGAAATCTACTTTGACAGAGGGATTGATAACTACGGGTCATGGCTCGGAGTTATGAAAGAAAACAAATTAGTAAAACAAGCTGGTGCATGGTATGCATATGTTGATACTGAAACTGGTGAAGAATTCAAATTTCAATCAAAAGATTTTATTCCTTTGATGGATGAGAATACTGAACTCAGAGAACAGATTTACAAAAAGATATGTGAAGAAACAATCTTACAATATAAATCTGATACTTTAGATATTGATAATATGGAAGTAGATACTCGTGGTGCTGGTGTAAATGAATAGTTATGGACAAAAAATTATTTACGATGTTGAAAAGTAGTGCTGAGGCTGATAAGGCCAAAGCTCTACTTTCTTTAGAACTTCTTGGTAATAAAGCAGTTGGAATTGGTGACCACTCTACTGAAGATTTCTACAAAAACGCAGAGGAAGCTCTCGTTATGTTAGTAGATGCAGATGATAGATTAGGAGCACTTGAAAAATACTTTAGTACTAAAGAAGTTTTATAATGAAAGAACTATACAAAAACATTTTAGATTCGGTTGAAACCGATAGAGAAACGAATATCAATAGACACAAGAATTCTCGTGTTTTAATTATTGATGGATTAAATACATTTATCAGATGTTGGTCATCCATTCCTACAATGAATGAAGATGGTGACCATGTTGGTGGTGTAACCGGTGTTCTTAAATCGATTGGATATGCGATTAGACAAACTCAACCAACTCGTGTTGTTGTAGTGTTCGATGGTAAGGGTGGTTCTACCCAAAGAAAGAAGAAATTTAGTGGATATAAAGCTCAAAGAGATTCTAACAAACTCAGAGTAAATCGTGCCTATGCAGGTATGATGAACGATGAAGATGAAAGAGAATCTATGAAAAGACAATTCGTTTGGTTAAATGAAATGTTAGATGGGTTACCTCTTACAACTATGATATACGATGGTGTTGAAGCCGATGATATCATGGCTTATATATCCACAAAACTTCTTAAGGAAGATGAACAGGCGGTGATTATGTCAACTGATAAGGATTTCCTTCAATTGGTTGATGATACAACCATCGTCTGGTCACCCACCAAAAAGAAAATGTACAATACAAAAATGGTAAAAGAAGAATATGGAATAGAATCTAAAAATCTTTTATTATATAGAGTATTAGATGGGGATAAATCAGATAATATTCCTGGTGTATATGGATGTGGTATTAAAACCGTAGTGAAAAGATTTCCTGAAATTACAGAAGATGTTAAATTATCAGTAGATGATTTACTAAAACTATGTGAAGATAAGGAAGTTGAAACAAAGGGTAAAATAAAAATATACAAAGATATACTTAAATCAAAAAGACAAATATTACTAAATAGGGAACTAATGCAACTTGATGATGTTGATATTAGTGGTAATATAAAAATGAAAACTTTAGATAGATTTAACGAACCTATCGAACCCTTAAATAAAATGAATTTCATGAAAATTCTATTAAAATACAAAGTTATAGGAAACTTTGGAGATATCAATGATTGGTTAAAAACCACTTTTGGAAATTTAATCATAAAATAATTTGGATATTAAAAATAAATTTCGTATATTTGTATAAGTTTTAAAAAGAGTCAATGCAAGAACAAATAGATACATTATCAAAATATGGACAATCGTTCCAATCGAAAGTAGTTTCGGCTCTACTTACAGATGGGAAATTCTTAGATACGATTAGTGAAATAACTACCGCTAAGTTCTTTGAGAACGATGCTAACAAATGGATTATTTCTGAGATACTACAATATCATTTAGATTATAAAAAACCTCCTACACTCGATGTATTCAAATCACAATTATCAAAAGTAGATAACGAAGTTTTAAAGAAAACTGTTGTAGAACAACTACGACACGTTTTTACTCAAGTTGGTAATGTAGATTTAGATTATATTAAGGATGAGTTTAAAAGTTTTTGTATTAATCAAAATTTAAAAAACGTAATACTACAATCAGTAGATTTATTACAAGCTGGTTCTTATGATAGAATCAAAGATTTAGTAGATTCAGCTATGAAGGTTGGTAATGAAACCAACTTAGGTATGGATTATATCGAAGATTTCGATGTAAGAACTGAAGAACTAAATAGAACAACTGTTCCAACTAAATGGAATCCTATAAACGATTTAATGGATGGTGGATTAGGACCAGGTGAATTAGGAGTAGTTGTTGCACCATCAGGTGTTGGAAAAACATGGATTCTCACCGCTATCGGTGCAGAAGCTGTTCGGAGAGGTTTGAGTGTAGTACATTACACAATGGAATTATCAGAGCACTACGTTGGTGCGAGATATGATACTGTGTTTACACAAATTCCTTCCACAGATTTGAAGGACAAAAAAGAAGAGGTAAAAGGCAAAATCTCGAACTTGAAGGGGAAACTACTTATTAAGTACTTCCCTCCAAAGGGTGTTACAGTAAAAAAGTTACAGCAACATATAGAGAAAATGGTTACGTTAGATAACAAACCCGATGTTATCATTGTTGATTATGCCGACCTTCTTCTCTCACACTCTAATAAGTCAGACTCTACTTATGCGGAGCAGGGAGGAGTATATATTGACCTTCGTGGAATGAGTGGTGAATTGGAAATTCCAATTTGGACCGCATCTCAGACCAACCGTTCAGCAATTGATTCCGAAGTTATTGAGGCAGATAAGATTGCAGATTCTTATGCTAAAGTAATGAACGCTGATTTCATTATGAGTTGGAGTAGAAAATCAAAAGATAAATTGAATGATACTGCTCGAGCTCATATTATGAAAAACAGATTCGGACCAGATGGAATCACATTCCCATGTAAAATGAATACCAACACAGGTTATATCGAAGTTTATGATGGAACATCACCCGATGGTGTAATTGCACAGAAGGAAGCCGCAAGTGGACAATTAGAAACTAAAAA